AGCAGGTCGTTTTTACTTTGTAGAAGAAAAAGATGAAGTCATTAATAAAATGGTTCAAGAGTGGGAAAGAAGTGTTGACGGATTATTAGAACAAGAATTAAATGTCGGTAAGTTCGCAACAACTAAATGGTTTGCCTATGCAGAAATTTATGACTTTGCAGTATCTAATCAAGAAGAAATCGTTAGAAGAAAAGCCAAACTAAAAAATACCACAATGGTTGGTATCCAAGTTCGTTTAGTAAATGTTGAAACAGGTAGATACATTACAGGTAGTGGATTAGGAACATCAGCAAAAGAAGGTGAGGGTGTATTGAAAAACCTTGATATGTCTTTTGACCAATCAACCGTATCTTTCGCAACAACAGGTGCAGTTATTACAGCTGTTGCCAATGTTTTGAGAAGATTAGAAAAGAGAGGTTGGTAATGTGGGGTTTTGGAAATAAAAAAGAAGAACCAAAAAAAGAAGAAACAAAAGTAGTAAAACAAGAAACTAAATCAAACAACCAAGAAAGAAAAGTTGGAGATGAGTGGATTGGAGAGTTTTCCAAAACAAAAGTAAAGTTTCTTTATAGTGGACCTGTTGGTGAGTATCCAGGTTGGAAGTAAAATGAATGAAATGGTTACTCACAATATTATTATTAAGTAGTCTTTACGGACAAGGTTTCGGTTATAATTATGTAGACCCTTGTAATCAACAAGCGGTAAATCTTAATTACACAACCGAAGCAACTGAAAACGGATTTTGGGTTACTTATTATAATCAAAGAAGATTTTTTACTTGGATACAAGTAGCAGACGGAACACTACAAGCTTGGACACAACAAGTGTATAGTGATTTTGAAAGATTGTTTCCTTGTGCTGTAAATATTGCAGAAGAAGCTCTAGCATCAGCCAATACAATTAATTTAGCTGATGAGTTAGAACGAGAAGACGAAGAAGATATTGGAGCAAGTGAACCAAGTTTTATCGGTGGTGATATTGTCAACACCTTTTATGATTGGGGTTCAGTTGCAACATTTAATTCAGTTTATACTGAAGAAAATTTTGATTTAACTCAAGAGTATAACTATACTTTAAACTTAACATTAGATTTAAAAAAGATATTAGGTTTATATGGTAATACACGAAAAGAAAAAGAAAAAAGACAAAATGTTTTTTGGAACGCAGGATTACTATATTATAAAACTTTTGAGGGTGAAGATTGGTTAATTACAGGTAATTACGGAAAAGTTATTCGTAATGATATTAGACAAGTTGGATTATTGAGTTCATCTATTGGTCAAATATCAAAAGAAAACTTTTTAAATATTAATGGTATGTATGGATACAGATTACCTATTCAATTAAGAAATAATAACCAAATTAATTTACAAACTTTTATAAGCTATACATTTTTTAGATATTATGAGGGTTTAAAAACAGAAAACAAATATTTATTATTAGAAAGTCCTATATTGATTTATCCAGGAGCTAACATAGATATAAAGTTTACAGATACTTTCAAAATGAACTTTGGATTCTATGTCGGATACAACACTTTGGTAAATGATTTAGGTGAAAGAAACATTAGTTATTCCATAATATTTGGAACAAACTTTTAAGGAGTAAAAATGAAACGACTATTGATATTATTATTTATGATTCCTTTAATGGCACAATCCATTAATGATACTGATGAAGCTAGACAAGAGTATAAAGAATCAGTTAAAGAACAAGAACAAATGCGTTTAGAAAAAGTTTACGAACAAAAAGAATTACGCAGAAAACAACAAGTTGATGAAATGATGTTAAGAATGAAAATGAAAGAAAAGAAACGAAATCAAATCATCAAGAAAAAAATTAGAAAACAAAGAATTAGAACATTTATTCTCGGATTGGGAATAGGATATGCAATAGGAGACAACAAATGAAGAAACTATGGACAATAGCAATATTATTTAATGTAGTATTTGCACAATTACCACAACCAACAATAGTTGGACAAGATGACTTACAAATCCCAACTTTGTCAATTAATAATTTTGTTAATGAAGCAGAAATTGTAGGATTAGAGGACACTCGTGTTTTCTTAGGTATTACAAACATACTTACAGAAAATGTAATGGATTCAAGATATGATTTAGTAGAACAAGATTCAGATTTTGAAATGACAGCAAGAGTAATTTATCTTGGAAGACCAAGAACATCTACAACATTTCTTGGATTGTTTAGGAGAGAAACTACCACAACAGAAGTTCGTGTAATTGTTGAATTAAAAAACAAGAAAACAGGTGTAGTTAAAAGTGGTAATGGAGTAGGAACTATCGATAGAGAAATTAGTTCCACAGGGTTTCAAATAAACGAAGAATTACCTTTCGATAGAAGTGAACTCGGTGGAGCTCTGAAAGAGGCGATAGGTAATGCAGTTAAAGAAATATTATAAAGATATACTTTCATTAGTAGCATCATTATCATTATTAGGTACGGTTTATTTTGTAAATCACTATGATATAAAACAACTATATCGAGAGTTTGCTGGTTTAAGATTAAAAGTTCAATCACAAGAAAAACAAATCAACATACTAGAAGATAGAGTTGATTTATTAGCAAAACAAAATCAAGATTTACTATATGAATTACGAGAACACAATAAAACTCGTGGTAGTGAAAACGCACTATTATTAGAAAGACTAAAAGATTTAGAATATAAAGTTGAAGTATTATCAATGAAATCAACTTTATCTAATGGTAAAGTTTTTAATGATAGGTTTGAATTTTCAGATAAACAAGTCAATCGTGTTGGTCAATACGAAACAAAAGGACAAGTATTGGTTGCGTGGAAAGACGACTATCTTGCAACCAAAAAAGTCAATGTCAATACAATCGGTGAAATAAATCTATCACCAAAAATAGAAAAACTAAACAGAAATGAATTTGTTTCATTTATAGATGAAACTTATGTCGGTGGAATAACAATACGAGGACGAGGAGAAGTTCAAAAAATAGAACCACCAAGAAACCAATTTAGTTTTGGCCCTTTTATCGGGGTAGCATACAACAACGCAACAGGTCTAACTGAGCCAATCATAGGAATAGGTGTGTCTTATAACCTAATTAAAGTCTGGGATTGGAGATGATTTTTCAAGTTTTTTATATTTATAATCAAGGAGACTATGCATGCTTAAACTAAAAGAAATATTAAACGAACAAGACAACACTATTAGTGCAAAAGAGTGGAGAAAAGTAGAAAAAACTATCACTCGTGGTATGGATATGGTATTTGACAAAGGAGTTAAGTATTTAAGAGATTACGAAAGGTCAAATCTACCACCAGCAGAAATGAAAATGTTGGGTGATTTCTTTGATAATTATTTTTTATTGAAAAAAAGATTTCAAAAAATAAACAAACATTTAGTAACGAAAGGTTTTTTAAAATGATTAAATTAACATCACTATTAAAAGAAAACAATTTTGATAAAGCACCAGATGCTATCTATTCAGATAGAAGTGTAAAAGCATTTAATCAAGGTAAATCAAAGAGAAAGGATTATTCTGCTAGTAATTCTACCGCAGGTTTAAAATATTTGTCCAAACTCGTTGGTAGACCAGCAAGAGATGTTAAAAACTGGATAGATAAAATGAATACAACTCGTGAAATAACTTTAAAACGAGGTAATAGGATTGGTGTTGAAGATTTTGTAGTGACTTTAGAACCATTTTCAGGATATACTTTAAAAGAAAGAAAAAGATTAGCATCACTAATTAAGATTTCTATGAATGGTAATAAAAAGGCAATGAGAGCATTAAATAAATGGTTGAAAGTGCATTATCACAGGTAGGAAAAAATGATTAAACTAAAAAACATAGTAGAGGTAATCGGTAAAGACAAAGGTAGTGATTCATTAGCTAATTCAAGAGCAAAAGAATTTCAAGGTGCATTAACCGGATTAAAAAAAGATATTGCAGTAATTGAAAGAATGATTAAAAATTATAAAGGTGGTGCACCAGACAAAAGAAAAGGTGATATCAATTATGGATTATGGTCTTCACGAGGATTTTTAATAAAGATTAGTGATATAACATCAAAGTTTAATTTGATACAAAACATTAGTAAAAATAATGAAAAACAATCAAAAGATATCAAATCAAAAATTAAAGCAGGAACTATTAAAGTCATATGATTAAACTAAAAAACATATTATCAGAATCTAAAGTTGGATATCTTGTAGAAAAGGAAGAAAAATTTAAAGCTAAATCTACAAAATCAGATAAGGTGGTTGTTTATAAGTCAAAAGACGCAATGGACAAAGCAATTAAAGCAGGAAGAGCTGAACCATTGGATAAAAAAGATAAAACAAGTGATACCAAAAAAGTTGATGTTTTTGCAAAAGATGATAAACCTAAATCTAAAAAAGACCAAGAAAAAGCTCAAAAAGCCGCTGATAGAAAAGCAAAAAAAGAATTAGACAATATTAAAAACACTACAATAGTAGTAAAAGAACCTGGTAAAGCAGATAGAAATATTGCTATTAAAAATATTTTACCGCCACCATTTGGTAATGCAGACCCAAAAAAAGAACATCCACAAGAGAAAGCTGCTCAGAAAAAAGTTTACGAAAAATACAAAGAAGAAAGAGTTAAAGAAGCTAAAAAAGAAATAAGGTCAAGATTAAAAAACAAAGATAAAAACGGAGACCCACTTTTAACAAAAGAAGAAAAAGTTTTATATGATGAAAAAGTAAAACAGGCGAAAGAATTTGGTTTTGACGACCCACCAACTAAAAAAGAATTTTTAGAAGAAAAAATAACTGATGAGTTTACAGAAAAAGTAAAATATTACAATCCAGATTTATCAGGATATGGTGAAGAAACATTTTGGGATAAACAAGAAGCAGGTAAAGACCCTTTTGGTGATGATGGTATGTTTGATTTAGATGATGATGATGATTTTGATATGGATGATGACTTTGGAGATGCCAAAACAGATGATTATGGACAAAAACTATCTTCACTTGGTGATAAAAGACAAAAATCAGCATTAGAAGTAAAAATGGGTCTTAAAGTCGGACAATTAACAAAAGTTAAAAAAGCACCAGGTCATAGAGTAAATAACCTTGATGGAAACCCAGTTCAAGTATCGGTGTTTCAAGACCCGGAAACAAAAAAATATTATGGTATAACTGACGAAGGTGATATTTATGAAAGTGATAGTGAAGACTTTAGGAACATAAAAGAACCAACAACTGATGCTAGAGGATATGACGGAGCTGTCACTAAAAAAGGTCAATCACTTATTGACAAAAGAGCAGGAAAACAAAAAGAAAGTGAATATGATAGAACTTCTTTTGCAGATTTATTAGATTTATTAGGAATAGACACAGATATAGATTATACTAACCCATTTGCAGCGGATTAAAATTATGAATTATAAAGGAACAAGACCAAAACGATTTGGAAATTTAATTACGATTTCTAGTCAAGAACTACAAGATTTTATTAAAAATCAAACACCTATTGTTAAAAAAGGTATTGATTTAAAACTAAGTAAAAGAGATTTAGTAGACTTAGTTAAATTTAAACAACCAGTTCAACGAAAAGGATACAACATAATGGTAGAACAATTAAATGAAGCTCCAAAAAAATCTACCGTGGAAATGTTTAAAGCTTTAGTTAAGTTTGGAGGCCCAATGAAAAAAGAATTAATGGAAGCTTTAAAACTAATGGTAAAAGGATACGGATTAGAATATGTAAAAAGAGAAGTTAAGAAAGACCCAAAAGATTTTTACAAAAATTTAAAACATATGGCCAGAGCATTCCCAGAATTCAGAAGTAAAAAAGTAAGAGAAATTGTCAGAAACACAATTGAAGGAATGATAGAAGATAGTCGTTGTGTTGATTGTGGTCATATCACTAATGAAGATTTAAGAAAATGGTTCGGTAAAGGTGGAGAAGGTGGAACAACTAGTGGTGGTTGGGATAGATATGGTTCTGACGGACAAAAATTAGGAAAATGTGGTGGTGGTAAAAAAGGTGGTGCATACGCCGCGTGTTTAAGTGCTGAAAAAGCTAGAAAATTAGGGCCAAAAGGTAGAGCCGCTTTTGTTCGTAGAAAACGAGCCGCACAAAAGAAAGCCGGTGATACTAAAAAAGGTAAACAAAGAAGTAAAGGTAAAAAACCAACTTACGCAAAAACAGGAGCATAACTATGAAACTAAAATCACTATTACAAGAAACAAAAGTTTGGGAAAGAAAGTTTGGTGAATCATTACCTACACTTGAAGACACAACTAAAGCTTTTAAATTAAAAAAAGAACAAGAAGAAAAAGATAAACCAGAACACTTCGGTGGTGGTGAAAATATTGATATCTTAGGATATCAAACAAAACACTATGATATTTGTAGGTCAGCGGTTATTCTTTACAATAAATTAAAAGAAAAATCAAATGACGAATCAAAAGAATTAATTGTTAGTTCTGCAAAAGAACTAGACCACTTATTTGAAATGGAAAAACAAGTTGTCAATGGAGAAAAAGTTGACCACGACCCTGTGGAACACGCTATTGAGTTAACAAACATTATATCTTTTCAATTAGGTAGAGTTGCAGAAATGATAAATGATGACTTTGAAAGAGATACAAACTTTATTAAACTGCATGTAATGGAAATCGTAAAGAGAAGTTAACAATGAATAACATAAACGAAAAAAGAGGAACTTGTTGGGTAGGATATCAACAAATCGGTATGAAAAAGAAAAATGGTAGAATGGTGCCGAATTGTGTTAAAGAAAATGTAGAGATTTACTATGAGGAAAATGGTAAAGGATACGGATACACATTTGAATTCATTACTGATAAAAATTTACAAGAAGCCGAATATCAAGGTCGTAAAGTAAAACTAAACAAAATTATGCAAGGTGATGCTAAAAAGTTTAAAGTATATGTAAAAAATCCAAAAGGTAATGTTGTGAAAGTAAACTTTGGTCAAGGTGGTAAAGCTAAAGGTGGAACTATGAGAATTAGAAAGTCTAATCCAGCAGCAAGAAAATCATTTAGAGCTAGACACAATTGTGATAATCCAGGCCCTAAACACAAAGCTAGATATTGGGCATGTAGAACTTGGTAATATAAATGGATAGATTAGTCAAACAATTAATCACACCTTTTATAACCGAACAAGTAAAAGCAACAAGGGTTATAGCAGTTTATCCAGGTAGATTTCAACCTTTTGGGCCACATCATAAAAAAGTATTTCAAACACTACAAAAAAAGTTTGATGATGTTTACATTACTACATCAAACATCAAATCCCCACCAAGACACCCAATGAATTTTAAAGAAAAAGTTCGTCATATGGTTAAAATGGGTATTCCTAAAAATAAAATTATATTTGAAAAAAGTCCTTATGTAGCAAATAATTTATTAAAGAGATTTAATTCAGATAAAACAGCAGTTGTTTATGTATTTGGTGCAAAAGATGCAGGAAGATTAAAGGGTGGAAAGAAAAAATCAGGTGGTTTAACTTATTATCAAGATTATAAAAAAAATAAAAACAAAATGGTTGGTTATGAAACACACGGATACATTTATACGGCACCGCATGTAAAAGTAAGTGGTATATCAAGTGGAACAGAAATCAGAAGATTATTAGGTAGTCCAAAAGTAAAAGAACAAAGTAGAAAAATAATATTTAAAAAAACATTTGGTTATTTTGATAAAGGTGTTTACAATATGTTGACAAATAAATTTAGAAAATTATTTGAAGTGTATTCTAAGTTTATCGTTGAAAACAAAGATTATATTAAAAAACTTATCAAAGAAGCTTCAACAGGTGCTAACTTTCCAACTGATGATGGCCCACCAACTTTCTATAAAGGGTTTAACGATTATGAAAAAACTGCTGGTAGTTGGGTAAAAGAAATGGGTAAAACTTATGGTTGGGAAGTGTATGATTATTTAATCAGTCAAACAGCACAAAATCCAGAAGATGACTATACATTAGAATACAACATTGTTCCTTCAGTTGCTTTCGGTAGAGAAAACACAGGAGAATATGGAAAAAGATTTGGTGTTAAAGAACCAATTAAAAGTTATATGGAAGTTGCAGATAGAATATCACAACAATTAGGATATGAAGTAATTAAGTATATGGGGATTAAACCAGACTTTAGTGGTTATACAGGTGTTGAAGTAGAAGCACCAGTTTTACCAGGTCGTTATGATTTAGGAAATACTAAAAGAGCAGAACTAACAGGAAAACAACTAGGTTCTGGTATGACTTTGTTAAACACATTAGAAGAATCATTAGATTTATCAAAAGAAGTAAATATGATTTTTGAAGATGAACAATTTAAAGCTAAATCAAAAGAAACCGGTAGAGTGATTGTTTATAAGTCCAAAGATAATATGGACAAAGCAATTAAAAGTGGAAGAGCAGAACCCTTAGATAAAAAAGACAATAAAGTAAAGGGAACAAATGTGTTTAAAAAACCACAAGATAATTGGGAAAGAATAGACGACAAGTCTAATAGAGTTAAATCAAAAGATTATACTGAAGAACAATATGAAGATGAAACAGGTGAATATTTTGAAAACGACAAAACAATGAAAACAATTCCTAATTTGTTTAAAGATAAAAATGATATGATTGACAAAATGAAATCAGCAAGAAGTGTTTATTTATCATCAAACAAAATGGAATTTATGGACAACACAGATGTTGGTGATATTTTAAATTCAGATAATGCATTAGAGTTAGGAAAACAACGAGCAAAAGAATATGGAAAAGATTGGAATAGATTAGAGAAAGCAATTAATAGTGGAAATCCAGTCCCACCACCTATTGCAGTAAAAGATAAAAATGGAGATTATTATTTATTAGCTGGAAATACAAGATTAATGTCATATACCGCATCAGGTAAAAAACTTCCAGTAAAAGTTATTGATTATGACGGAGAGTTTCAATATAATGAATCAATCCACGAGTGTATAGCATTTTCTAAAAAGTTTGGTAATGATATTGTGATTGGAAAAAATCGTGATAGAAACTATACACCAAAATTAAAAGTAGTTAGAGAAATAAGTGGTAATGGTATTGAAGTTTGTTATGTTCAAGACCAAGATACAGATTGGTCAGAAGGTATGAATTCAAATGGTGTTGGATTAGTTAATTCAGCATTGTTCGTAAAAAGAGATGAAAAAGACTTTGATAAAGCAAAGAAAAAGAAAGCTCCTTCCAAAGACGGAATTCGTATTAGACACGCATTATCAAAAGATACTTTTACAGAAGTGGTTAAATCATTAATAAAATTTGATACTGGTGTAAAAGGACACACACTAGTTAGTAATGGTAAAAAATTAGTTGTGATTGAAAATACAAGTAGAACTAAACCATTAGTAAAAATACACGACATTGATAAATCATCAATCGTTAGAACTAATCACGGAATTGAACACCCTGAACAAGGATATACAAGAGGACCAGATAGAATATCATCTGAATTAAGATTAAAAAACGCCAAAGAATTAATCGATAAAGAAAAAGAATACAAAAAAGTATTTCCATTATTTTACAACGATACACAAAGTAAAGGCCCTAAATTTGATTTAGTAAGAGCTCAGAACAAATTGTGGACATCAAGTCAAATCTTAATGAACTTAAATAAAAAACAATTAATACTTTATTTAATTCCTGGAGCAGTAAAGTTTATTGGTGTTGAAAACAAATTACCAAAAAATTACGAACCAAAAATTAAATTAGATGTTCGTCAATATGAACACGGCCCTAGTGATAAATACGATACATTTGTAACCACAGACAAAACACCAAAGAAAAGTGCAATAAAAGACAGAAGTATTAATGAAAATCTTTTATTAGAGGGTGGAGCATACGGACATATGGCACACCCATTTGATGATAACAAATTAACTTTTGCTGATTTAAAAAAGATTATTAGATTAGGTTTATCAGGTGAATTAAATCGTGAAGATAATGTAACGGAAAAAACTGACGGACAAAATTTAATGATTACTTACCGAGATGGTAAAGTTTTAGCGGCAAGAAACAAAGGACAAATTAAAAATCGTGGACAAAACGCACTTGATACTAATGCAGTAGCTCAAAAGTTTAGTGGTCGTGGTGATATAAAAGATGCGTTTGTATTTGCTATGAAAGACCTAACAAGAGCAATAAATAGTTTGAGTGATAAACAAAAAGACAAAATTTTTAAAAATGGTGAAATATTTATGAATTTAGAAATCATTTATCCAGCGTCATCAAATGTAATAGATTATGATAAACAAATATTACAATTCCACAATTCAATTCAATACGATAAAAATGGTAATGCAGTTGGTGAAGTAAAAGGTTCTGGTAGAATGTTGCAAGGTATGATTAAACAAGTAAATCAAGATATTGGAAAACACTTTAGAATAATTAAACCAAGAGTTTTAGATTTACCAAAAAAAATTGATTTTGGGAAAAAAGTTGATATTTATAATAAGAGAGTAGATAAATTAAAAAACCAATATGGATTAAAAGATAACGACACATTAGGTAAATATCATCAATCTTTTTGGGAAGAATTAATTTTTAATGCAGGACAACAATTTGGTTATAAAATTTCTAAAACAATTTTAAAGAAATTAACTAAAAGATGGGCGTTTTTTGATAAAAGTTATAAAATACCACAAATAAAAAATGACTTAAAAAAACACCCAGAATTTTTAAACTGGGTTATGAATACAGATAAACAAAACCACAAAGCAATGGTTAAGAAAAATATGTTACCATTTGAAAAGATTTTCTTTTCAGTAGGAGCAGATATATTATTAAATTTATCAAACTTTATCGCAGCTAATCCAAGTAAAGCTGTAGAAAAAATTAGAAAAGATATCATCAAAGCATCTAACCAAGTTAGAGCAGGTGGTGATATTAAAAAAATGACAACATTAAAACAACAATTAGAAAAACTAAACTCAATTGGTGGATTAAAAAAGATAGTTCCGGTTGAGGGTATAGTTTTCAAATACAAAGGAAAAACCTATAAGTTTACTGGTGCTTTCGCACCCGTAAATCAAATATTAGGGTTAGTGAGTTTTTAGTTATGGCCAATTATAGTAAAGAAGCAAAAAGACAAAACGAGGTATTGAAAGATTTAATATCTGGTAAAGAACACGAAAAAAAATACACTCAAGTTGGATATGAGGGTAAACAAGAAAACAAAGGTGGAGAAACTCGTAAATCAGAATTAACTGATATTATGGCAGAAGCAAGAGTTCCTTTGTTTTGTCCTAAGTGTAAAAAAACAATGAAAAAAAGACTTGATAATAAGTTTTGGTATTTATACAAACATTGTTTTGATTGTCAAATTGACTTTGAACACAAATTAAGACTTGAAGGAAAGTATGATGAGTGGGCAACAAACAAAGTAAAGAAAAATCAACGAGCTTGGGTTGATGATATGATACAAGGAATTGAACAATGGAGAACTGAAAGACCAGTTGACCAAATCTATGACATTGGTATTAAAGACCCAGAAGTTGAAATAAAGAAAGCACAAGTTAATGAAGAAGCTTTAAATAAACTTGCTGATGATGCTATAAAAGACTTGAAAAAAATGAGAGAAAACATATAACTAACTATTTATAGGTAAGGAGAAAAATAATGTTAAAAAAACTACTTGGACTACTAGCAGTAATAGGAACAATCTTTGGTGCTATCGCGGGTGCAAAAAAATCTAAAGAGTTAAAAGAACTTGAAAACAAGATTGATGAATCCAAAAAAGAAGAAAAAGATGTAGAAACTAAAATTGCTAAGTTAGAAAAAAATAAGAAAAAGAACAAAAAAGAAATTACTTCTTTAAAAAGAAAACTAACCATTTCTAAAAAGAAAACAACAAAAATGGAAAAGACTTTTGAAAAAGGTGATTCTGATAAAGCCGCAGAGTTCTTAAAAGATTTTAGTAAATAAAGGTAAAGATATGAAAAAGTTAATAGTAATATTGGCTTTGTTTGGGTTTATTTATTCTCAAGATAAAGTTTACACTTTTACTGAAGAAGAAGTCACTAATATGGCTAACAAAGTAAAAGACTTACAAACTCAAGTTGAGGAACAAACAAAGCAAATTAGTATTTATGATGAGTTAATGAAAAAATATGAAAATCAAGCACAAATTGATTCAATGTTAATTTCATTTAAAACTCAACAAGTAGATATTTTAAAAGACCGAGAAGTCTTATATGAGAAACAGATTAAACTTGTTAAACCTAAATGGTATGAAAACAAGTGGTTGTATTTTACATTTGGTGTAGTTGCAACTTCAGTTTCAGTAAAACTTGCCGGTGAAATAGTTGATTAATGAGTGATAAAAAACAATTAAAAGAAGCCATTAAAAGAGAATACGCTAAATGTGCAACTGACCCTGTTTATTTTTTGGGTAAGTATGGAATAATTCAACACCCTGTTAGAGGTAAAGTTAATTTTAATCTATACGATTTTCAGGAAAAATCATTAGAATCTTTTATGAAACACGATTATAATATTGTGTTGAAGGCTAGACAATTAGGTTTATCAACATTAACTGCTGGATATGCTTTGTGGATGATGACATTTCAACAAGATAAAAATATTTTGGTCATTGCTACAAAACAAGAAACAGCAAAAAACTTAGTAACAAAAGTTAGAGTGATGCACGCTAACTTACCAGGTTGGTTAAAACAACCTTGTGTTGAGGACAACAAATTATCATTACGATATAAAAATGGTTCTCAAATTAAAGCGGTAGCGAGTTCTGAAGAATCAGGTCGTTCCGAAGCCTTGTCGTTATTGATTATTGATGAGGCTGCGTTTATCGATAAGATAGACACGATATGGGGAGCCGCGCAACAAACACTAGCGACTGGTGGTAGAGCTTTAGTTATCTCTACACCAAATGGTGTTGGTAATTTTTTCCATAAAACTTGGATAGGTGCTGAAGACGGAACTAATGATTTTAATTTTATTAAACTACATTGGTCAGTTCACCCTGAAAGAGGACAAGAGTGGAGAGATGAACAAGATAAATTATTAGGGCCTTCATTAGCCGCTCAAGAATGTGATTGTGATTTTATCACTTCTGGTCGTGGTGTTATTGATGGTTTACTACTTGAAAAAATGAAAGAAAGTAGTGTAAGAGAACCAATAGAAAAAAGAGGTATAGACTCTAACTATTGGATATGGCAACCACCAAACTACACTAAAAATTATGTGGTAAGTGCCGATGTTAGTAGAGGTGATGGAACTGATTATTCAGCGTTTCACATCATAGATGTAGAAACATTAGAACAAGTAGCTGAATACAAAGGTAAAATCTCTACACAAGATTTTGGAAATATGCTAGTTAATGTAGCTAGTGAATATAACAATGCTTTGTTGGTTGTGGAAAACAACAATATTGGTTGGGCAGCAATTCAACAAGTGATTGATAGAGAATATCCAAACTTGTTTTACACAAGTAAAGATTTGCAATATGTTGATGTTCAACATCAAATGACAAATAAATATAGAGTCCAAGAACGAAATATGGTTCCTGGTTTCTCAACAACACAAAAGACAAGACCTTTAATTGTTGCAAAGTTAGAGGAAATGTTTAGAGAAGAATCAGTTATGGTTCATTCTCAAAGACTAATTGATGAGTTGTTTGTATTTATTTATAATGGAAATAGAGCGGAAGCTATGACAGGGTATAATGATGACCTTGTAATGTCTTTCGCAATAGCCCTTTGGGTTCGTGATACTGCGTTGAGATTAAGAGCAGAAGGTATAGAACTTTCTAAACAAGCAATACAAGGTATCGGACAAAATCCAGGAATCTATACTTCTGAAGTTGAGAAAAATGATTCTTGGGAAATGGATGTTAAAGGGGAGAAAGAAGATTTAACTTGGTTAATTAAATAAGAGGTGAAATATGGCTGAAAGAGATTTATTCAGTAGATTACAACGACTATTTTCTACAAATGTAATTGTTAGAAATGTCGGTGGTAGACAATTAAAAATAGCAGACACACAACAAGTTCAAGCGGTATCCGGTAAAGACTTAGTTGATAGATTTTCTCGTTTGTATAAAAGTCCACACGGAATGAGTGGATACAATCAATCTTTGTATCAAAAAACAATGCGTATGGGATTGTTTAGAGATTATGAAGCAATGGATTCTGACCCATTAGTAGCATCCGCATTAGACATTTATGCAGATGAAACAACATTGAAATCAGAATACGGAAAAATATTAAGTATTAAATCTGATAACAACCAAATACACGATATTTTACATAATCTATATTATGACATTTTAAATATTGAGTTTAATCTATACCCGTGGACAAGAAATTTGTGTAAATACGGAGACTTCTTTTTAAAACTTGACATTAATGAAAAGTATGGTATTACAAATGTAGAACCATTATCAAGTTATGATGTTGCAAGAGTAGAGGGTGAAGACCCAGAAAATCCTTATTATACAAAGTTTGTATTGGAAAGTGGGGACATAAGACAAACACAACAAGGAGCAAAAACAGAATTTGAAAACTATGAAATAGCTCATTTCAGAATGATTTCCGATTCAAACTTTTTACCTTATGGTCGTTCAATGTTAGAGGGTGGTAGAAAAGTATGGAAACAATTATCACTTATGGAAGACGCTATGTTGATTCATAGAATTATGAGAGCTCCAGAAAAAAGAATATTCAACATTGATATAGGTAATATTCCACCAGCAGAAGTTGACCAATATATGCAAAAAATAGTTGGTAAAATGAAGAAAGCTCCGGTTATTGACGAAAACGGACAATACAATTTAAAATATAATATTCAAAATATCACAGAAGACTTCTTCTTACCTGTTCGTGGTGGAGATAGTGGAACAAGAATAGAAAACCTTAGTGGTTTAGAATATCAAACAACAGACGATATTGAATATTTAAGAAACAAATTATTAGCATCATTGAAGATACCACAG